CCGGCACCACCGTGGTCTCGGTCGACACGGTGGGCCTGACCATCACCATGTCGGTGGCCTCCACCGGCAATGCGTTTACCGACACCGTGAGTCTCACCATTCCGGTGTTTGGTCGCATCACTGATCCGGGGTTTTTGGGTGCCGATCGGATTCTCTTCATTGAGGGGTGGTTGATGTGCAATCAGCCGCGCACCCGCACTTTTTACACCACCGGGCCGGTGCCCTATTCGATGCTGTTTCCCGGCGCGTTCTTTGCGCTCAAGGATTCAAGCACCGATAATTTGGTCACGCTCATGGAGAACACGCGCGAGGCGTGGCTCATCGGCGAGCGCACCAGCGAGGTCTGGTTCAACGCGGGCGGCACCAATTTTCCGTTTCAGCGCTTGCCGGGTGTCGGGCCGCAGATGGGCTGCGCCGCGGTGCATTCGATCGCGCGCGGTGGCGCCCAGTTGGCCTGGTTGGGGCGCAATGAACAGGGCCAGAACGTGGTGGTCTGCACCAGTCAATACACCTGGTCGCGGCTCTCGAATCATGCGGTGGAACACGCCATCTCACAATACCCGGTGGTCTCGGATGCCATCGGTTACTGCTACGAGGAAGAGGGTCACCTGTTCTACATGCTGACCTTTCCAACCGCCGATGTCACCTGGTGTTATGACTTCACCAGTCAGACATGGGCCAAGCGCTTAAGCTACGACCCGGTGGCTGGCCTGTATCACCGGCACCGCTCCAACTGCTTCATGGATTTCGGCGATGTGCGCATTGTCGGCGACTATTCCACCGGGCAGTTGCATCAGATGAGCCGCAACTTCTACACCGATGCCGGTAACCCGTTGCGCGCCTTGCGCCGCACGCCGCACCTATGGAAGAAAGAGGACCGCGAGCGGCTATTCTTTGCGCAATTACAGATTGAATTCACCCCCGGCGTGGGGCTGCAGGTGGGTCAAGGGTCGAGCCCGCAAGTGATGTTGCGCTGGTCGGATGATGGCGCGTTCACCTGGAGCAACGAACATTGGACCACCATCGGCCGTGCTGGTCAGACCAAGAACCGCGCCATCTGGCGCCAGTTGGGGCAAGCGCGCGATCGGGTTTGGGAAGCGGTCATCAGTGATCCGGTACCGCGCGACATCATCGGCGCCACCCTCTTTGCGGAATCAAGCTAATGGGCACCAGTCAATACCGAACCGTCCCGACCTATGAACAGCAGATGACACCGGGCAGTCACAATGATGCTGCGTGGTACCGCTATTTTCAGCAAAACGAATCCGGTACGCCGCCGAGCAGCGAGATGCCGGTTACCATCGCAGGTTCGCCGTTTAGCTTCACCGCGCCGTCCAAGGGCTTTGTGATTCTGTCGGGCGGCACGGTAGGCAATGTGATGTTCTCGCGCACCACCGGTACCTTCTACTTGACCGGGCAGACCGCGGGCGTATTCCCCATGGCACAGAACGATGTGCTCAAAGTCACCTACAGCGTGCGACCCACGCTGATATTCGTGCCCACGTGAACGCACTCGAATCGGCGACCAAACTTGAAGGCGCATTGCAAGCCCTGCCGCAAGTCGCTTGCGATGTGATGCACGCGTTTGCGCCGGGGATTTACATACGGCAAGTAATCTTGCCCGCGGGCACCTTCGTGATGGGCCATCGGCACAAAAACGCGCACTTGAACATTATGCTGCAGGGACATCTGACACTCTGCAATGACGATGGCACACGCAGCGACTTGCGCGCGCCCATCGTCTGTGTCGCCGCACCGGGGCGCAAGATTGCCTACGTGCATGAGCGCACCGTGTGGCTGAATCTGTATGCCACACCGGACACCGATGTCGAGAATCTGGAGAGAACCTACCTCGATAAAACTCTGGAATGGGAGCAATTGAACACCGAATTCAACAACGCCCTCACCCTCAATCGAGAGGATGATCGCGCCGACTTCGACAATTTTCTGTGGGAGACCGGCTTGAATGCGGAGAGCGTGCGGCGCGAATCGGAAAACACCGTGGATCAAATCCCGTTTCCGGTAGGCGCCTACAAGTGCAAGGTGGGCGCATCGCAGATCGAGGGGCACGGGCTGATCGCGACCGCCGATATCGTGCCCGGCGAGATGATCGCGCCCGCACGCCTGGAATTGAAGCGCACGCCCGCGGGCCGCTATACCAACCATGCCAAGCTGCCGAACGCGCGCATGGAGCGCTCGCGCTTTGCCGATTGCGATGATATCTACTTGATTGCGGCGCGGCCGATCGGCGGCACCTTAGGCGGCCAAGATGGCGAGGAAATCACCGTCAATTACCGCGAGGCGCTCACCTTGAATCAGCGAGTCACGCAATGAGCGCGGTCGCGGCGGCGGTGGTCGCAGGCGGCGCCATTGTGGGGTCGGTAATCAGCGCGGACGCATCCAAGAGTGCCGCGAATCAACAGGCACAATCGGCACAGAACGCGCTCAATGTGCAAACAGGCATGTATGACAAGACCGTCGCCAATGAAATGCCCTACATGCAGGCGGGCCAGGGCGCGACCTCGCAATTGAATTACTTGCTAGGCACCAGTGGCACGCCCGGCACTGCGCCGAACGGCAACAATTCGGCCGGTGGTTTCGGGTCGCTGAATGCGCCGTTCACCACCGACATGATGAAGCAGTATTCCCCGGCGTACCAGTTCCAGCTGCAGCAAGGGCAGCAAGGGGTGCTCAACCAGTCGGCCGGCCAGTCGGGCGCGCTCTCCGGGGCCGCGCTCAAGGATCTGACCAGCTTTAATCAGAATTACGCCAACACCGCGTTCAACAATGCGTTCACGCAGTACCAGACGCAACAGTCGAATACCTTCAATCGGTTGGCCGGCATTGCGCAGTTGGGTCAGGGCGCGGCCTCGAATCAAGCGACCGGCGGCAGTAACTTTGCCTCCGGCATCGGCCAAAGCGCGCAGAACATCGGCACCGCACAGGCCGGTGGCACGGTGGGCGCGGCCAATGCCATCAGCGGCGGCATCAACGCGGCAACGCCGTGGCTGTATGCGGGCGGCGGCGGTGGCGGCTTCACTCCGCTCAATGCGTCAAGTCAATTGGGTACCACCTCCGGGTGGGGTAATGGCGCCGATGCGATCCAGGTGAATTTCTAATGGCCGACTATCAGGCCGTCGCGCTCGGCATTAAGCCGGCGGACCCGAATCAAGGCTTTGACTCGCTCAATAATATCTTAGGCTTGCAGCAGAAGCGCCAGGGGCTGCAGATTCAGGCGCAGCAGTTACAGCAAGAACAACTGAAGACGCAACAGCAGCAAGGCGTACAGGATTTCTTCAAAGACTTTGACCCGACCGCGCACATTGGCACTGACGGCACCACCGATGTCAATAGCGTGCATACCAGCGACAGTTACAAGAATGCCGGCAATGCCAAGCCGCTGATCGATCAGACCTTGGGCCAGATCAAACAACAGCAGTTGACCGCCAAGCAGGGGCTGCAAACGTTGGACGATGATACCTTGGGCAGTTACGCGCGCGCGATGAACACGGTGCAGAACGATCCCGATGTGCAGGCGGATAATGAGGCAGGGCGCAAAAAAGTCGATCAACTGCACCAGCAATTCGCTTCCTTGAGCCCGCAGGCGGCGCGGGTGGCAGGGACCTTTGCGCCGATCACGCAACACGCGCAGCAAGGGCACTTGTCCAAAGCGGTGGGCGCGGTCGGGTTGATGGGCGCCGATGTCATCGCACAGCGCGGCCAGCAGAATCCGCAACAGACTTCCAACGCTGCGGGACAGGTTCTGAATCGCGATGTGGGCAGCGGTGCGCTCAGCCAGCCGCCCACCAGTACGGCGGTCAATCCAACCACCTCTGAGGTGGCGGGACGCACCGCACGCACCACGGCGGTTGCGGGCAGCGACACCGATCGCGCGAATGAAATCAGCGCCAAAGTTCAGCCCTCGCAAGCTGGCATCGGCATTACGCAACGGGTCGATGACTTAGCGAATCAAATCAAGTCCGGCAAGTTTGCCGACTGGGTGGTGAAGAAGGCCGCCGCCGCGGGCGGAGAAGATCCGGCGATTACTGCGCGGCAATTGCTCGAAAAGGATTTGGGCCAGGTCAAGGCGTCCGCGACCGCAGGTGCCGGCACCGATCAGAAAATGCAAACCGTACTGTCTGGTTACCCGGAAGCGACCAGCGCCACCGATACCATCCATGCTGCAATGGATTACATTCGCGGTTCGTTCCGTCAAAACCTCGCGCGTGGGGAACTGTTGAACAATTACCGCAGCAAGAATCCGCAGTTGAATGGGTTGCAGCATGCGGATGATGTGCTCACTAGCCATACCGATCCGCTGATGCACGAATTCAAAGCCTTGAAAACACCGGGCGAGCGCATCGAGTTTTATAAGCGCAATTTTCACGAGCGCGGCAAAGCCGAAGACTTCAAGAATCGAGTGACCGGCATGGATCATTTAAATGTCTTTGGACAATGAGCTTGATGCGGCTTATGGTCCTGCCGCGCCGTCAGCGGATGCGCCACCGTCCGATAGTGAATTGGATGCGGCTTATGGGTCAGCGGCCGACATAAAAACCGCCGCCGCTGAGAAATCAAAAAATCCCTATGATCCGAATCGCACTGCTTTTGGTGATCCGATCGAGCAAGGGCTGCATGAAATGGGCAGCGGTCTGTATCACAATATCGTGGGCGGCTATAAGGGGCTCTACACGCTCGCCGCCACCCGTGACGCATCCAAGGCAGCGCAGGCCGTCACGGAGGAGACATCCAAAGCCTATCAGCATCCCGCCGAGGATGAGGACGCGAACCTGCCGCCAGAAATGCGTACTCCGGCGATGCGCAAGGCGCGTGAGCAACTGCACATGGCACCGGCCACCGAATTAGGTGACATCGCAGAGCGGCATGGCGCACCGCCATGGCTGAGCACTGCGGCGGCGGTATTCCCCACCGCCTTGTCGACGATGGCGGGCGCGCGAGGCTTAGGCCCTGAGGCGCCAAAGCTTACCCCCGCCGGCGCACCGGAAACCGCGCAAGCGGTCGTGAACAAGGCGAGCGGCGCTCAGTCGATGGGCGCCGCGGGCGTGCCGGTGGATGTGTCGGCTATATCGCCCGAAGGGCAGGCCGCAGTTGCAAAGACTGATGCGAACAATTTGAATACCGCGGCACTGCAAAATCACATGGAAGCAGAAAAGCATGGCGTGCAGTTGACCGAAGGCCAGGCGCGGGCCGATCCGGAAATCTACTCGCGCGAACAGAATTCGACGCATCCCGATATCGTCAAGCGCATCAATGCGCAAGAGGGACAGATGACTGATGCGCTCGATACCATTCGTCGCGAGGCTTCGCCATCGACCGTTCATAATGATGTGATCCAAAACGGGCAAACCGCCGTGGATTCCTTGAAAGCCTATGACGAACCGGTGCAAGCGGATATCAGAGCCAAATATAAGGCACTCGAACAGGCCAACGGCGGTAGTCTGCCGATCGATGCGGGTTCCTTCGTATCGGATGTGGATGCTGTGCTGAAAAAGAAATTTCTAACGGGTAGCGTCCCAACCGCAGCCAAAGAGTTTTTAGACAGTATGCGCGCCGGTGATCCGCTTGATTTCGAGCGTTTCGAGGACGCGCGCAGTCGTTTGGCCGAAGCGCAGCGCAATGGGGGAAGCGAAGGCACCGCAGCGAAACTAATCCGGGGCAAGCTTGAGCAAATGCCGCTTGCGCCGGAAGCCGCGAAGTTGAAAGGGTTGGCGGATACCGCGCGTGATGCCGCGCGCACACGATTCGAAGCCCTGGAGGCGGACCCGGCATATCAGGCGGCAGTCGATGATGTCGCGGGTGGCGTTAAGAAAAGCGCTCCCTCGCCGCTCGCGGATAAATTCTTAGATCACTACGCGCTGAATGCCCCGAAGGCGAATCTCGACACCATGATGGCGAAATTAGATGAGGGTGGCAAAGGCGCGGTGGCCTCGCATACGTTGAATGCGGTTCGCAAGGGCGCGATCAATTCGAACGGCAAAGTACTACCGAAAGGTTATAACGATGCGATGCAAAAGTATGGCCCAAAACTCGATTCGCTGATTGCGCCGGAGACCAAAGAGGGCTTGGAATCTTTGGGCCGCGTCATCACCAAAGCCAAGGTGGCGCCGCCCGGCCACTCGGTTAACTACTCTAAATCGGGTGTGATTATCAATGCCGCCAAGGGCATCGGTGAAACGGCGCTCAATGCCAAGACGCTGGGGATGGGAGTGCCCTTCGTTAAGGGCATGTTGGAGGATCAGTTTGCCAAGAAAGTCTTGGCGCCCTATGCCGGAATCGAGCGGCCCTAGTCTCGTTCAATTCCTGCGTAGGGTGCCAGGGATCTTTTTGCGAATGCATCCTCATTCTCTTGAGTGCCAAGCCGATTCACGCGGTTCTCGTGATCGCGGCGCATCCCGTCTTTGATGAAAAGATAGAGGACCACAAGTCCGAAGCCAATGTAGATCATGCGCGGCGCCTCTTGTGTTCATCAATCGCGAATCGCACCAGCAAGAAAATACCGCCGATACCAACACACACCATGAGCATCAACACTGAAAGGAATCTTAACATTTAGGTCTCCATGACAACGACAGTTCTCGCGCCCTACCTCACACAACAGTTCTTCGGCAATAACGGCGCTTTCTTGAGTGGTGGGCAACTCTTTACCTACCAGGCCGGCACTAACACGCCGATCTCGACCTACGTAGATAGCATAGGCGTTACCACCAACACAAACCCGATTGTACTTAATGCGCGTGGCGAGTGTTCACTTTGGTTAATTCCGAATACTGGATACAAGTTCGTGCTGCAGGACAGCAGCGGCAATCCCATCTGGACCCGCGACCAGGTGATCCAGGCGCAGCTGCTGACCCTGTTCGGTGGGGTTGACACCGGGGCTGCGAATAACTATCTGCTCAATTTCACCTGGCCGTATACCGCCTACGCGAACGGCGAAGTGATTTACTGGATTCCGGCCAACAGCAACACCGGTCCGTCGACGCTCAATGTAAACGGTCTCGGCGTGATCCCGATCACCAATATCAATGGGTCTGCGCTCGGCGCGAATCAAATCATCGCCGGCACCACCGCCGCAGTGATGTATTACCAGGGCGCGTTCCAGTTGCTGTCGATAGGCGCGTTTGCCGGGGTCACCATCGGCACCTTCGGCCAAGAGGTGCCGATCGCATCGGCCGCCACCGTCGATCTAGGCACCGCGCCCGCGCATGTGGTGCAAATCACTGGCACCACCACCATTACGTCGTTTGGTTCGTCCGCCAATATTCTCGCGCCGGTCTACCTGGTGCGCATCGCGCAATCGCTCACCCTCACCTATAACTCGGTCTCAATGATTTTGCCCGGCAACACCAATATCATCTCGACCGCAGGCGATACGCTGATAGCGCAGTACTTAGGCTCCGGAAACTGGAAAGTCGATTTCTATCAGTCCTCCACCGGTAGCACCGCGAACGCGAAAATCAAACCCGCGGACACCGTGCTGGTGAGCAACGCAACACTCACCCCGGACCCGGATCTACAGAGCAACATGCTGGCGATCGGCCGCTACGCGTGGGAAATCTTTTTGTTGTTCGATTCGGTCGCGGGCGGCGCGGGTTTCAAATGGAGCAATGACGGTACCGCGGTCGACTCGCGCGCCGCCGCGCCCGCGGTGGTCTCAGGCTTTGTCAATGGCGCGGCCTATGGGCCGAAAGCCGAATCACCCTATGGCGCTACCATCAGCTATGCGACGGTGGGCACCGCCGCCAATAGCAACGCCGTGCTCTACAAGGGCAGTTTGCTGGTGTCAACTCCCGGCACCTTCGGCATCACCTGGGCGCAGGCCGCCAGTACCGCAAGCTCGACCACACTGCGCGCGGGGAGTTACTTGACCGTGTCGTTGCTCAACACGGGCGCGAGCGCCAACATCATTCAGCACGTCTATTCGACTCCCGGCTCGTTCACCGAAACCGTACCCAATGGCTACAACACGCTCACGCTGGAGGTGTGGGGCGCGGGCGGTGGCGGCGGCGGTGGTCTGAATAGCGCACCCAATGGCGTTGGGGGCGGCGGTGGCGGGTCGGGCGGGTATTGCCGTAGCTCGATCAGTGTGACCGGCCTAGGGGGCAGCACCGTGGCTTATACGGTCGGTGCCGCCGGTATCCCGGCCGGCAATGGCGGTAATTCGAGCGCATCCTCCGGCACGTTGGTGATTGCGACGCTCACCGGCGGCGGGGGCCTCACCGGCGCGAGCGCGCCTCCGGCCGGTCAGGGCGGGGTGGGTGGTACGGCCACCGGCGGCACGGTGGTCAATACGGCTGGCAACACGGGCGGTGCCGGGCAAACCAACGCCGCTGGCGGCTCTGGTGGCCTTGGCGCCTTTGGCATCCCCGGCATCAATGGCGGCGGTACCGCGGGCGGTGGCGGCGGGTCACTGGCGCACCTCGCCGGCTTTGCGGGCGGCACCGGCTTAGTGATTTTCTCCTACGCGCCATGACCGCCATCCTCGCACCGCCGTTACGCTTTCGTGGCGTGGATAACTTTGGGTTGGCGCTGGTCGGCGGGCAACTGAGCAGCTTCATTGCCGGCACCTCCACCCCGCAGGCCACCTATGTAGACTCTACGCAGACTACGCAGAACGCCAACCCGATCATTCTCGATGCGCGCGGCGAGTGCAATCTCTGGCTTGACCCCACCAAGATTTATAAATTTGCGCTGACCGATCAATTCGGCAATCCCGTATGGACGCAGGATCAGGTTCAGGGGTCACTCACCGCGGCGGCACTGACACAAGCATTTCTCGGGTCGATTCTCTATCCGCAGACGGCGGCAGAGATTGCCGCTGGCGTAAGTCCGATAAACTATGGCTATGCAGCTCTAAATCCCTACCGATATGGAGCCGATGGCCTTGGGGGCGCCAACGATGCAACAGCACTAGCAAGAGTGCAGTTGGTGCTCACTCAACTCTATCCCGCCGCGCCTCCCGCTACCGGAATAAACACATGGCTTAACGGCATGGCCGCTGCGGGCGTGCCGCAAACATCGCAGGAAGCCGCCGCCGCGATTGTTCCAACTTTCTACATTAACAAATTTGTTCCAACGCCAAAACGCTACGGTGCTGCGGGGGATGGCGTTACCAATGATACCGCCGCTTTGCAACGTTGGATTAATTCGACTGCCAATGACCTTGAACTCGATGACCTGACTTACCTAAGTTCAGGACTAAATATCAGTCGAGCCGGCGTGCGAATCTACGGTAACGGTCAAAACTCGATCCTCAAAATCACCGGCGCGGTCGGTTCCTGCGGATTGCAGTTCGTCACCGCGGGACAAGTGGGTGTGCCTGGTGGCGCAGCCGCCGCTACACATTTCGGGGCTGGATTTATCGGCCGAGATTTTCGTATTCAATGCGTTGCATCGGCTAATCAGATTTACGGAATCTGGTGCAACAATGCTGAGATTACCAGTTTAGAGAATGTGACCATTGATTTAACGGGCAATACCTTCGCTGGCGCCGTGCGCAATGCAACGTATGGTTTGCTGGGTTATTTCCAGCAGGATGGCACGTTTCGCAAGTGCACCTTCACGAGCGGAGCCGGCGCGAATTCCGATGGCATCATATTGACCGGTACTCTAGCATCCAACATCAGTTCAAATAATAATCTCTTTGAAGCTTGTCGAGCGCAATCTTGCGGCGGGTATGGAGTGCGCAACGTCATTGGCGATGGGAACGTATGGATTGGCGGAAAGTTGCAAAACAATACGACAGGCGGTTGGATAGAATCAGATGATGGTCTAGGTAACGGACCTAGCAATACATTTCTCAGCGGTACCGCATTCGAAGTGAATTCGGGCGATGACATACGCGTGCAGAACGGCAATCATCTGATTGTCCGTGACAGTGCATTCGAGAGCACCACCGCAACCAACCACATAAACCATACGTTCGGGAACAATTCAGTTTACGACAATAATCTTTCTTTCCCTGGGAAACCGGTCATTATCTCAGGCGGTAGCAATGTAAGGTGGAACTCTAACAATCTGTCATTTGGAACTCGCACCTTTACCGATGGTGTATTACAGCGCGAGCCCGTCACTGCCCTGACATTTGCCGCATCAATCGCGACTGATGCATCACAGGGTGATCTATATCGAGTCACGGCGACAAGCAATACTGCGATCACCTTTACGACTCCAACCAATACGAGCTTAGGACAGCGACTTCGTTATGAAGTAATCAACAATTCCGGCGGTGCAATGGGCGCCGTCGCGTTCAGTGCCGCCTTTCTATTGGTTGGCGCAGCAGCATTCGTCTCGCCGGCATCAGGCAAGCGCCGTGTCATTGAATTCTATTATCCCGTTAGTGGATTAAATCAATTCGTTGAAGTAACGCGCAGCACGGCGGACATCTGATGAGCGTCGCCGACCTCATCAAATCCTTCGAAGGCTGCAAGCTCATCGGCTACCCGGATATCAAGGGCGTGCCCACCATCGGCTGGGGACACACGGGGCCTGAGGTGTATGTCGGTCTCTTGTGGACGCAATGGCAGGCGGACAACGCACTCGATCATGACGTGGCGGAAGCCGCGCTGCTGCTGCATCGCTACTCACCGGGTCCCTTCGCACCGGGCGCCCTCGATGCCTTGACCGACTTCGTGTTCAACGAAGGCGTCGGCCATTATCGCACCAGCACGTTGATGACCTACGTCAATGCGCGCGAGTGGAGCGCGGTCAAAACGGAACTCCTCAAATGGGAATATGCGGGCGGCCAGCCGATCGCCGGCCTTGAGCGACGGCGCCAGGCCGAAGCGGACTTGATCGCCGCATGAACTGGCTACGCACACAATGGCAGTGGCTCAAAGCGAATCGCACCAAAGTCGCCGGCTATTCGGGCGCGCTCGCGGGCGCAGTGCAAGGCGTCTTGCCAGAAATGGGCGTGTTCCTCTCGGTCAAGCAAATGGCCGCGACCACGATGCTGGTGGGCATTGCGGTGGCCGTCATCGGGCACTTGAATACCCGGAAAGACGATGGTCTATGACCCCACCATCACGCAACGTGTGCGCTCAGCGCTCATCGATGCCGGGCACCCGGACTTAGCCATTGAGACCATCAGCGCCGGCATGCGCGAGATTGAAACGGAACTCGCGCGTCTGAAACGCGATGTGAAGATCCTGCAGGATGCGGAGCGCGACCGCTTGACGCAGACCGGCGCTTGGACCTTTGTCAAGGCGAAACTCGATCGCGAGTCGGTGAATTGGATGAAATGGGGCATTCGTGCGACGCTCGCCGCGGTGGCCGCGTTGCTGCTTAAACTCGCATGGAAGGGCTTGCACATATGAGTGATTTATCCGATGAAGAACGGATTGAACTGGTAGCCGCGACCTTGCGCGGACTTCGCTTGGAAGTCGAAGGCATGCGCATTCACAACGCATCAAGCGTGGATTTTCTGTTAGAGGAAATCAAAAACCTAACTAAGGCGGTGTGCCTCTTGGCGAGCAAACGCAAGTGACCGCGATCGAGCGCCTGGTGCTGGAAATCGCGGGCGCGCTCTTTTTGGTATGGGGCACGGTGCTGTACTTAGAGCATCGGGGCGCCGCGCAGTGCCGGGCCTCGGATATGCTCGCCGCCGCCGCGCAAGCCGCGCGTAACGAAGCACAGGCACACGATGATGCGAAATTGGTCAATTCAGAGGCCGCAAGCTATGCGCAAACATTGGCTCTACCCGCTCCCGCTGATAGTCCTCATGTCAGCTTGTGCCACTACACGCCCGCAAGCGTGCCCCAGACCGCCGCCGCCCGACCCCGCACTGATGAGCCTGCCGCAGACCGAACAGCAGATACGCTCGCTGCTGCGCCCGATCTAGGGCCGGCGCTGGTCAAGTTGGGGGTGAATGCCGATGCGCAGATGCATGGGCTTCAGACCTACATTCGCGAGGTGTGCTTACGCTAGCGCCGGAACTTCGTCATTCGCTCTTCGGCGGCGCCTGCTCCGCCTGAATCCGCTGATAGACTTCTTCGCGGTGCACCTTGATGGTGTCTGGCGCCTCAATGCCGATGCGCACATTCGCGCCGCGCACCGCCAAAATCCGCACCGTAACATCAGCACCGATCTTCAATGACTGTCCGCTCCGCCGCGTTAGAATCAACATAGCTGCATTCCCTCGCAAAGCTACATCTTACCTTCGAGCGTCGCCAACACCAATAATGCGGTCAAGTGCACCGGATCTTCATTATTCGCCTTGGCGCGAATCCCCTTGAGCAACCCCACGCAGGCGTGGACGCGCCGCTTCATTCCTACATCTTCACCATTGCCTACTTTGAATGCCGCGTTCTTGCGTTCCTTTCCCGGAGCACCACTCTTCCCGTTAATCCAATTGGAGAGCATCCCGGTAGTAATCTTGAGGTCCCTCGATACGTTCGTTATTCGCTCACCCGTTTTCACCCGATTGATCGCCGCCCATTTGAACTCATCTGAGTATTTTTTTGTTCTGCGATCCGATGCGTTTTCTTTCTTCATCCAGCGCCGAAGCACCGAGTGACTGATTGCAAGCTCATTAGCGACCTTTTGCACCGGTTCGTTAATGAGGCGCGCCAGGATCGTAGCGCGTTGCTCATCCGAGAACGTGCGTCGTCTACTCGCCATTTCGCTTCGCTCCCTTCAATTGTTTGCGCGCTACCTTGCGCAGTTCCGTGGCACTGACGAACGGTTTCGGGACCGGCACCGCGCGCAAGTTGCCGGGCTCGCGCGCGACCACCTCCATGCGCATATCGTAGATGTGCAGCTTGCGGCGGCGATTCAGGATCTCAGCGTTGGAGCGCTTCGACCAGCGGCCGAAGGATGAGCGGCAATTACTACAGGTCGTCAGCTGCGATTTGGGCGCAAGCTCGTTCTCTTCACACAGCACACAGATAGCCATTAGGGGTTCCCTCCTTTCATGTGTTAAGCGAAGTTTAGCGCGTAATGCAACCCATTGAAAAGCGTGATTAACTCTCTCTCTCTCTCTCTCTCTCTCTCTGCGAATGGCGTTTGGTGGCGAGTGTTGGCGCTTAAAGTGTTACCAGGTGTGTACCGGCACGGCTAAGTCATTGATTTAATAGCTATGGCGAATGATGGGGAATCACCTACGAGCATGTGTTATAATGCGAATCGTACCGATATCATGCACTTACGAATATGCAAACGTCGGTAAAAATAGACTGAAAACACGATGAAACATGAAACAACATTACTCACCATCACCATAACTGTTACCAGTTTGTGACCAAAAAATTTTGGTAACAGTTAAAGGAAAGGAAACACATGGGAACTCTAGTAAAGCGCGGATCGAAACACCGCGCAGTAGTGCGCATAGTCGGGCAGAAAACGCTTACGAAAACCTTCGATAAAATCCGCGAAGCTCAAGTCTGGATAGCGGCCACCGAGACCGGCCTACGCCAGATCCGAGCGACCGAGCCCAACGATAAATTGAATTTGAGCCAAGTGCTCATCAAATATCGAGATGAAATTCTCGCTCAAAAACCCTACAAAGTAAGCGTATCAGTGCCGTCGCGATTCGCTGTCGAATTCGCCGGTGTGACGCTGGTACAGATGACACATGAATGGTGGTTAAAATCCGTGCAGGATTGGGCGGTCAAACCGGCCAGCGCTAAACGCTACATGTTGTTCCTAGTGGGTGCATTGCGGGCGGCTGAGGATTTGAAATGGGGTATCAAGGTAGATTGGGAGAGTTATCATGAGGCCCGTAAAGCACTCAGTCGGCGGGGTTTGATTGCGACTGGCAGAGCACGTGATCGGCGCGTGAGCGATGAAGAAATCGCATTGCTCAAGCAACAATTGACAGGCGCATCAATTCCCCTCGCTGATATGATGGATTTTGCTGTTGGAACGGCCATGCGGGTCGGTGAAATTTGCCGCATAACCTGGGTTGATATCGATCAGCGCAGCAAAGTTGTCATCATCCGCGACCGCAAAGACCCGAAGCATAAATCAGGAAATGACAAGAAAGTGCCGTTGCTGGGCAGTACACTTGAGATAATCAAGCGACAACCGACAACCGATTCCAAAGTTTTCCCATGGAAACCAAACTCAGTCAGTCGTCTATTTACCTATGCGGCGCGCGTCGCAGGCATTCAAAATATTCATTTCCACGATTTGCGCCATGAAGCGATCACGCGATTGTTCGAGCAAGGGTTCGCAATCCCAGAGGTCGCGATAGTGTCAGGCCACACAAATTGGGACATGCTTCGCAAGTACACCCACATCAAACCCGAAAGCCTGCACGGCGGCCCGCGGCAAGCGAGGATCGCATGAACAAACCCATTCACCCCTCGCGGTTCGGCAGCGCACGCAAGCCGCGTATGTATGTGAAGCCCGGCGAAGCCTATAAGGTTGCTCAGCGACGGTGGCGCCGACGATGGGACGATTATCGAGATGGCGCCATCATGTGTGAGTGCCTGTATCAGGCCAGCGTATCAAACAAAAAACATTTCTTTCGCGCGTTCTACGGCATCGAAATGCATTGGCTGATAAAGGAGTTCCCAGCATGAAAACCTTCGAACTGACGGAACAGAAAGCGATCGTTGCGGCGCTCGACCGAGCGCTCGCGCACATCGAATACAATCTGCGACATCCGGCGAGTCACTGCCTGGCGCTCGCGGACATTGAATTCGACATCCAAACACTGCAGCTGATGCGCGTCACCCATCAGTTGATTATTCAGCTGATTATTCAGCGCAACACCGCACACCCGCGGGGGAACGTATGAGCAACCGCTTCCGCTGTATTCCTGAGTGGCGAAATAGCGCGGGCGTAACGCTCACCTATGCCGAATGGGTGGCCGACGGTCGGCCGATAATTCATCGCTGGCTTTTGATCGACCTCGACGAGTGCGCCATTGTATTCGTGGCGCACACGCTGGAGGACTGCCAGACGCGCCGCGATGCGCTCTCCAGCTAACGGCGCCTGGCCCGTCCCTTCGGTGGGGCGGGCCTTTCTTTCAAGCCCTGCATCCCCTCCGCCTTGCGCTCGGCCCAATACGCGGCCAACACCTCCCGATCGATCACGTGGCGCTTGCCTAGCTTGTAGCTTGGCACCGGGAAGCGGCGCTCCAGAATCGAATTCTTGATTGACGCCGCCGTCATACCAAACTGCGCCGCGATCTCGCGCACATCGATCCAGCTTTGCTCGGCGGCCGCGGTGATGATACTCGCAACTGCTGCGTTCATTTTAGTAGACCTTGATTTTTTGATCGTCATTCGGTTGACATACCATGGTGTTGCGGCTGGCGACCGTGTTCCCGCGACGCCGCCAGTTCCACCCCTTGATGACCATCCGCATACGGATAGACAAGGGGAACTTTGAGACGCGCTCAGCATCCCTTATAAAAGCGGCGCGCAAAATATATTCAGGATCAGTGCGCGTCAATTCCTCGCCGGTGTACAAGCCCCGCATAAACGCGCTCGCTTGCTCTTCATGCTTGCGGCTGAACATCTCATAGAGCGCGGTACCTGAGCCTAAGCTCATCGGCCGCGCCTCATGCGGATAGCCCGTGAGCGTTTCGGCGCATTCAAATAGCGAGGGATGAGCTTTGACGTATTCAATGATATCCGTATTGCTTAATCGGTCTTTGCCGCGCATCACGCCGCGCTCGATACGCGCACACCATTGCACGGCGGTGGCCACGGCATCGATTTGATACTTGAGCCGATCTTGAAAATGCAGCGACAGCGCATCGGCTCCGGTGCGCACCGCGCCGGTATCTATGGTGCGAAATGCTTCTGGCGAGATACCGTAGACCACCAGCGATTGAATCGACTTACCCGCCTCGATGATCGCGAATAGCCGGTGCTGACCGTCCAAGACTTGCTCATCATCCGCAATGACGATGGCTTGACCGTTCACTTGCCAATTGCCGGAAAGAATCTCATTCGCCAAGAACGTGACGTGACGCTTGCGCAAGGGACGATTGTTTTTGTTACAGCGCAGCCATTCGGTCGCATCGCGCGGCGTGATGGTCATCACTTCGGCCACGATGTTTTTATCGGTGCCGTAGATCTTCGCGGCGTGCGGGAATTGGATAATTTTTGGGCCGGTCATAGTGGTTCCTTCAGAATGGGATATCGTCACCGAAATCAGTTTCAGGAACCGGCCTCTTAATCGGCGGCGGATTGCGCACGCCGCCGGGCACTTCGCTTGTCTGCTTTGGCTTGAAGCGCAGACTCATAAATTTCTTGCCGCTGCGATCCACGTTCACCCACGCGTCCACCCAAAAGGCGACGCGGTTGACTTCACATTGGCCGCGATAGTCGGGGCGCGCTTCGTTGCCTTCCTTGTCGTTGCGGAACAGCGCACCGCGCATGTTGTTGTCGTAGACTTTGTCGCTCATACCGCCTCATTCATGATGTGCTGATACTCGCTCTCGACCTCGCTCAAGAATTTATGTGCCGCCTGTTCGTATAGCGGTATCTCGGCATCGCCACGCTCAACGCGCACCCGTAGGAACTGCTTGCGCGGCGGCAAGCGGTCATCGAAGCTGATGAGGTCACAGAACACCGCGCCCGATACCCACAGGTTGTGCCGCACTTGCGCGCGATAGTCGTTGAGCAATGATGCGGGATTCGCGCGGTAGGCTAAGTGCTGCGCGGTCATCGGGCACTTCAACTCGATGATGCCGGAGAAATTATTGATGTCCCCATCGAGCGAACAACCGGCCAAGCACTCGTTCATGGCGAGAAAGCCAGTACGGCGCACCAGCGCGCCCATGGTGGCCTCATAGGTCGCGAACGCCAAGGGTTCCAAGCTGATGCCGCGCTGCATATCAGCGTTCGCAAAGAAAGTCTCGCGCGCCTCGCCGTTCACGCGCTCACCGATGAGTTGGTAGAGATACTTCTCGCGCGTCTTGGAGGGTTCATTGCCGCGACCCTTCATGAAAATCACTTCGGCCTTCGAGCCGGTCAGGCGCCCGGCGCGCGCCGCACGCCATTCAGGGGAGCGTTGCTCACACTCGATGACGGTGAAGGCTAGCCCCATAGCAGAAACCAGCACCAGACACCCAAATAGAGCGCGACAATTAGCTCGATGAGGTCCCCCAACCGCGAGTGATTCGGCGCGCGCGGATAGACGTTGACGGCCACAAAACTGAACCGAAAAATAATTTCGGCCATATAGATCCAGAACGAGAGGAGGATGAACGTTCTCATGGCGTCTCAGGCGTGCGTTGCGCCAGCACCTTTAAGCTGGCCCAGTCGGCCGCGTAGTGCAGCACCAGCGTCGCACGCGTGGTATCCGAGAGACCGCGCCAGGCTTCGGCCAATGCGCTTGAGCCCTCGGTGGCGGCATCATTGAGCGCGGTCCATACATCGGGATGCACCGGCGGCGGTGGTTCACCGGTTTGCGCGCCATCATCGTCGGGCATATCGACGGTCGAGAGGCCGGTGACCGCGAGCAAGGTGTAGCGCTGCAAATAACTGTTGGCCGAAGCGATGGCCTGAATCGAATTCTTGCCGCCCGAATCATCGGCGAGCGAGTACAGCGAGACGCTTTCCTGGTGCCCCGCAACATGGGTGAGCGTGCAAGTGACGGTAATTTTATTTTGCTCTTGCAGCATGCTCCATGAATGCGCGAGGCCGTGCGGCGCCAGGGCCTGGGTAATTTTCGTGGTCACCTCATAGTGCGTCGCATGATCGTATTCGGTCACGGTGCCGGCACGGTTGGTGAACTTCACGTGCTTGTCTTTGAGTAAGGTCGGTGCATTCGCTTTGAACGCCACCATCGCCGCGGCATAGGAGCGCGCCGCCTGTGCGCGGTCCCAGCGGTCTTTCAGGTCGAGCAGTTGGCTCACGCGCACTAAATCGAATTCGGTGGCGGTTGTGGCGCGCTCGATGATGTGCAGCAGCATACTCACATCCGTGCTGGGCACCGCGCTGACCATTTGAGTGGTATCGATGGTTTCAGTCATGGGGGAATCCCTTATGTTCGGTACCGTACTGATACGCTAAGGATCGTTACGCTACGCTTTATTCGAGGGCCGTCAAATTTAATTCGTACAGCGCGTCGTGCGCGTGAGGGATCACGAGAGAGTTAACTTTCGTAATAACCCGGCGTACAATGTTCCATGTGGAAGTCAAGTGTTTTACGGCATTACAAGTCAGCAAGCGCCATCGCGCGCCTGCTCGGGATTTCAAAAGCCGCTATTTCTCAATGGGATGAGTTGATCCCTGAGGGACAGGCGTACAAGCTCGAATCCCTCTCGCGCGGTAAATTGAAAGTGCAGCGCAAGCTCTACGCCAGGGCGGCGGCATGAGCGAGTGGGCGCAGCAATACCGCGATCCGCGCTGGCAGCGTCGGCGGCTGGAGATTATGGGTCGTGCAGATTTCCGCTGCGAATACTGCAACGCGGGAAATGACACGCTGAATGTTCACCACAAGCTTTACCGTAAGGGTGCCGCGCCGTGGGAATACACGGATGAGGAGTTGGTCTGCATCTGCGAGTGCTGCCATGAAGAAGAGCATGAGTTATGGCACGACTTAAAGTTTATTTGCAGTAAATTTAGCCTGCATTTTCTACGGGGCCTGGTGTATCACGCTGCTGACATGCGCGCCGGGTTTGAGGCCGCGCACCCTGAGTTATCCGATGAACAATAAGTGGATCAAGTTCGAAAAGGAACTAGCCACCGGGGACCCTAAAGTGCTGCGCATCGCGTCACGCTTGCGTAACGCATGCGTAACGCCGGAATCACTCTACACACTCGCAACCTTGGGCGCTTTGACCCGTTTGTGGAGCTTCGCCGACACGCACATACGTGACGACGACACGCTGTCGAGTACCATCGCAGAGATAAATGAGGTCATCGGGATCGCAAATTTCTGCGACCTCTTGCCACCGGAGTGGCTTCAAGTTCTCGACGGCGATCGCGTACATTTACCTGATTTCCTTGCGCATAACGGCATCAAAGCACGGACCCGTGCGCTCGGCGCTGGGCGCCAGAAGCGCTATCGGGCAAAGCATAACGGTAGCGTAACCCCTAAATCACGCAAGAGTAACGGAAAGAGTAACGCTGAAGTAACGGAGCATGCGTTACCTAAGACCTCAGACCTTCAGACCTCTAAAGAATCCCCTATAGATCCCCCTTTACCGAAAAAAGCGAAAGCGGAGAAGAAACCCACCGAGAACAAACGGGGAGCGCAAATCGCCGAAGACTGGGCGCTGACGCCAGCGCTGCGCGAGTTCGCGGCCGATAACGGGCTGGACGCGGAGCGCACCGCTGAGCAGTTCAAAGCGTATTGGGGGGCGGCGAGTGGCGGCACGTCGTACAAACGCAATTGGAACTACGCGTTTCGCACCTGGTGCTGGAAGGCGCTTGAATACGCGAAAGCCAATGCAGCGCGCAATGGCAACGGCCACAACACCGCGCCCGCCGCCAACCGGGATGCCGCGGCCTGGGCCGAAGCGCGCACGCATGCCAAGGCGACCGGCTTTCGCCCGCCGTACGAGCACGAATCGGTGAGCGCGTACCAAACCGCCGCGAAGAACGCTTCGCTTGCACGCCCGCCGGAGGCGCTGCGCTTGGGGCTCGCGGGCCTGACCGCGAGGCTCACCCGATGAAGCCCATCAAACACGCCTGGATGCTGCGTGGGCGCGATTACGCCGACATGCGCTACCAGTGCCTGCATTGCGGCGCGGTGAAAATCTCGCATCGCGGGCGCGGCAACTTCGCGGTGCTGCGCTACCGCACGGCCGCCGGCCAGGTGACATTGCTGAATCCGGTATGCGCGCGCTTGCCGGAGGAGGTCTTGCCATGACCGAGAAATATTTCCGCGGCTTCCACGCGATCGGCGAGGTAGCGAAAAAAGCGCAGCGCATTGCCGACCATGCGGGTAGATTCACCCGTGGCATGGTGATCCTTCGGTTGTATCGCACCGACTACGACCTGGTGGCACGCTGGCCGAACGCGGCCAAGATGCATGGCTTCGAGTTCAGCGAAGGGCTGATTTCATTCAAGGGCTTCCGGGTGGCGTACAGCAGCGGCGCTGAGCGCTACGCAAGGGCCACCAGCGGCGATCGGCCGTTACCCCTATGAGCCGCGCCCGCGCCATCAATGAAAAGTGCCGCGATTGCATCTACGACGCGTGCGCACCGGGCAATTGGCGCCAGCAAGTCTCGCGCTGCACGATCGCAGCGTGTCCTCTGTGGCCCTATAGGCCGCAATCTAAGTCTACTTGCGCTGCGAAATTAGCCCCGCAACAGGATAGTGTGGGCCTACCCCTTACCGAGGGAGCGCACCCCGGTGCGTAGGGCATCCCGGCGCGACTCGGTGCACGCACCGGCCATGGCTGAACTGATCGCCATGGGCTTCAGTGTCGCGGACACCTCGCTGTGCGGCGATGACTTCCCGGATTTGGTCATCGGCAAGCACGGGCTCACCGGGTTGGTAGAACTCAAAGTCAAGCGTCCCGGTCGCATGACCATGGACAAGTTGGTGAGCGTGGGCCAGCGCGAATTCGCCACCAATTGGCGCGGCGCGCCGATTATCTTTGCGTTCAACGCCGACGAGGTGCGTGCGGCGTTTGATTTCGAACTGCGTAAATACGGGGTACTGAAATGAATCTATGTAAATGCGGTCGAAAGAAATTCGGGCACGAAAATCTATGCGCGCACTGTCGCAACGCACACCCGGTGCGTCAGCACGATACCGACAGCACGCCAAGTTATAGCCCAAGCCTGTATCCGGATACCAGCAGCGGCATGGATAGCGGCAGCGCGAGTGCATCGGACACCAGTTCGTCCGATAGCTTCAGCGGCGGCGGCACTAGCGACGGTGGCGGCGCGTCGGGGAGTTGGGAATGAAGCCGCTCAAAAAAGACTTGGTGCCCGCCAAGCCGGTCAAGGCGAGCGGCTCGAAGGCGATCCGCGCGCAGCGGCGCAAGGTGTATTACGCAACGCGCCCCGGCATCACGCTCGCCAATAAAAAGCGCACGCTTTCCAGGCACCTCCGCAACTTTCCTGAGGACACACAAGCGAAGGTGTTCTACGTGGAACGCTATCGCGAGGGGGCGCTCGCCGCGCAGCTGGAGCGGGTGAGCGGCAAGGCGCGCAAGCGTGCCGTGGCTCGCGAACGTCGCATACGCCGCCTGGCGCAGATCCGGCACGACTGGTTTATGCCACCGCCCGCGCCGCCCGCGTATGTCCCCGACCTGCAATAGCTGCAAACACTTCGCGGAACGCGCGTATAAGCCCGTGGAGGCGTCCTTGGGCGAATGCCGGCGCTACCCTCAGCCGATCGCGCAGCGCCGCTCCTATGGCTGCGGGGAGTGGCAGGCGGCGAAGCCTGAGTGGATACGTGAGGCATGCGCACCGTTGCGCGCCAAGGCGAAGGCACGTGCCCAAGCGCATACACGCCAAACTCTCGACCGGTGACGTGCTGCGCTACCAGTGCATGGTCTGCAACCTCACCATGGCCGCAGCGGCGCGCAAACTTGGGCTCGATCCGCGTACTTTCCGCCGCTACGTGCGCGGCCAGCGCGATGTTCCACGCTACTTGCCATACGCCATGCTGGGGCTCATCACAGAACTGAAAGGACGGGGGCGTATTGCGCCCAAGCCGCCCCGATTAGACAACCTGACGGCCGCTTGAGCGATTTGGGCCTCTCCCGCGTCCCTACGCACGTGAGCGGTGCGAGCACCATGCTGCACCACAACAGTAATGCGTATCATGGCGCAACTGTTACCACGTAGCTGTTACCAGGCGAGCCTAAGTCATTGATTGCGCACGCTATGGTCGCGCGCAGTTTATCCTAGCCTAGGATTTCAGCCTGGGGAACGCCCGAATTCAGGGTCCTGAAGGGCTTCAACCTTAATTTTCGAGGGGGTGGGTCCCGGTCTAGGTATGAGGGCCCCATCCCGCAAAGATTCGTCTGGCTACATGTTGCGTTGCACAACGCTTTCATTAAGAGCGATCGCGAAAAATTTGGCCGACTTATCCACAGCTTATTGCAACGCACAATCAATCTTAACTTGACACGCAATTTTACGTAACGCAGGCTCTAAGAGTATGAATAGAGGCGGAGCCACCCTGTAGTTAGGTATCGGAGAGCGGTTGGAATTAAGCGTGATTAACTTGTAGGACAGGTTATCCACAGGTGAGGAGGAAGGGGTGATGACAACCGTAGATTCAACCAGTGATGCGAGGACCGTCAACAACGTAATGCGCCACGCGTATCGCGTCCTGACTGACGATGAGAAGGCAATCATGCAAAAAATCAAAGACGATGGCCTGGCGCTTCACCAGTACGTCGAATCGCTCGGCGTCTCGCGCGAGCTATCGGTCGCAAAGACCAAGATTGAAGAAGCTGTGATGTGGGCAATTAAGCATTTAACACGCTGAACTGCTATGGCTCTCCGCGCCTCAGACCTAGACCCAGCCACGCGCGAGCGATTACTCGCGCTCACTGGCCTGTTGCCCAAGAAAAAGCGCGTCAAGCCCAACGGGGGTAGCGGGCTATTAATGCTTTTCTCGGTTTCTAGCGTGCTTTTCTGCTTCTCCGCATAAAAATATTAATTCCTTCTGATTTGGCGGGGGTTCGAATTTCTCCTCGCCAAAAAATGCCACCGAAAAGCGGATCGGTGCCGAGGAAATGATCTCCATTTCTACCTCAATCTCTTTGCCGCGCAAGGTGGTTTTGAAGCGCTGTTTATTCACGGGGTTGCGAATGCTGTGCTGAAGCGGGTGTGTCGGAAGTGTCACCGGGAGCGTCTGAGCGTGGATCTGCGGCGGGTTTTGGAGCAGCGCTTTGCGCGCAAAGCCTAGCCAATTTCGCGACTGATCCAGTCAAGTCAATAAGGGCTGCTTCGAGCCTAGTGACCTGTTCGGCCAGATCCCGCAGGCGTTTTTCTATGCTGCTCATTGGCTCGGTAGCGCCTCTATCACCATCCGATTATCGCCCCCTCTCAACTGCATCACCCAGGCGTGAAAGCTTAAAGTCGCCGGGCACCAGGCGCGAATCAGGCGCCGTTCGTGCAATTCGTCGATGGTCGCTAAGAATCCATGGGCGCAGTCCGGGCACACCGCATAGCTGCCGAAGAGGTATCCGCCCGACGTTGGGTTGCCGCACCATTCTTTGTTACAGAGGTCGCAGCACACCGAATCGCCCATGTCGTAGGAGCGTCTCATTCGCCCCTCTCATACGCAATGCAGTCGCAACCTTCCACCGTGCACGCGGTAGAGCCAGGATAGCCGGGCACGTGCCCATGCTCCTCCGGCGCGTGTCCGCAGTGGCACGCCACGCTGAAATGGGGCGAGGCTTCATCCCGCACCGCGGCCCGCATGCGCTCCAAGGTTTCTTTGATTCTATCGGCGGTGAGTTTCACTGCGGTAACTCCTGTTTCCAGCGCACGCCACAGTTCGAGCATTCCATGGTGACAATGTCCCCGCCCGGATAACCGTCCTCTTGTTCGCCGACTTCATGAGCCGCGTCATGCTGTACGGGAAAGCCCATTTCCGGCTTCCACGGATTTTCCTTGGTGCAAATCATCGCTTCACCGCGGCAGGCTGTGAGCCTATGGCCGGATCGTTGTCGATCTGCCACGACCAAAAGGCATTGCGAGCGGCCAGGTATTCAACCATCTTGGTGAGCGCATATTCGTTGACGAAACCACCAGCGGTCGGTGCCCAAACCCAAAACCCATCGACCTCCTGATAGATACGGTTCTCAGCTTCCTCGCGCTTGATCCATTCGTACAAACCCGCATCCTTATTCATGGCTTTGCCGGTCTAAATTCGTTCAGCGCCTTCCAAAACTCAATACAAAGACGCCGGGTATGGGCGCGTCGCTTAACCGGGATTTGGCAGCGAGACTCTGCAACCACGATTGCGCCTTCCAACATATCGTCCACCGTCACATCGCCAGGGCATAGTTCGTCCAGCAGCGTATTGAGCATCTGTCGCGCTTCGGTGTATTTCACGGTTTGACACCTTCTGTGTCGAGAGTGAATCTAGGCTAATAGTGCCATCGGGACGCTCTTGCCAGCCCAAGGCGCTCACCATGTCCTGAACGAATAGGGACTGGCGTGCGCATCGCAGCCTAACCATGCTCAGTTTCTCCGCTGTCCTGTGACCGTATCAAGTAATCGCAATCACAATATCCTGCCGGAAGCACACATCCGATCCCGTCACACTCGAAAATATGGCACCCGTAGCGGTGTCCCACTGCCGGACCACCCTCTGCAATATCCTCGCGCTCGATTCCTGATTCAGCCATGCTCTGTTCCTCCATCGGCCTGTGAATTAGCATTCTTCAACGGCTTCTCCAATGATCTTGCGAACCTCAGCGGCGACCTTTTTGTAGACCTCGGCAGCCCTCGGCTCAGCCGATTCAGCCAGCCAATCCCAGACCGCACAGGCGGCACTGAGTGTGGCTCGAAAGGTCTGCAACTGCATCTCATCGATCGGTGGCATGCTCACGCCTTCACCTTGGCATCAGACTGTGACTGTTTACGTTCGGCCTTCGCTCCGGCCACAAAGGCCTCTACCAGCGGGGCGTAATATTTGGTCACGCCGCGTCTGCTCTTGGGGAACTCAGATTCGACGTACGCCCTTGCCAGGCGGTACTGGCGGGCAAGGATCGATTCACGAGCCATGTTTCACCTCTTCCCGGTCGCAATGAGCCGCAGGCGCCAGGTGGTCACGGTAGCCGGCTCTGGTATCGTTCGATTTCCTTGAGCAATGCGAAGATCACCGCATTCTCATTGCCGCCGATTAGCTTACCGGCGCGCCACAACCGCGCGATATGCAGCGCGCGGTCGAGTGGGTAGTTTTCTTCATCCGCCAATGTGTGCGCGAGTTCCGTGGTCAGAGAGTCGATACGTTTGCGCAGCATGTCGTTCTCAGAAACCAGCGCCTCCATAGCGCGAAATTCGATTGCATCGTCTGCTTTGCGCTGGTCATTCTCGGCCCGCAACGCTTGCGCCAATTCCGGCGCATCGTGGTGCGACCAGAGCGTATCCTCTGGCGGCTCGCCTTTGAGCGCATTCACCACGCCGCATAGTAAATCACCTTGGCGCTGAATCAGGCGGTAGTTATTGTCCTCTTCCTCCTTCGCGTCGGCGGCGCTTTTCCAATCGGTGACTTGCCGGCGAACCGCCGCTGCCGATTCCGCGACCATCGCGGAGTAGTCGGCGAGCAACTTGTCGTAGTCCGCCGCGGTCACAAATGCCGTAGTCGCTTCCATGCCAGGCATCTGGTTCGGCGCGATTTCGTGACGCGTGTAGCGATTAACCATGGCACTCATCCGCCTTTTTAAGTAACAGTTGTGCGAGCGCTCGCGCCTCATCGGGCGAGAATATGATGTGCCCGCAGCCGTTTTCATCGGTCTTCAATTCCGGATGATTAATGATGACCTGGCGCTCATCTTGAGTAAGCCCAACTTCGAGCCAGCCGTTCATGCGGCCGCCAATTTATACGCCACCGCAAAGACCGCAACGCGCGGCATATCGTCCCATTCGATGAAGTACGCATAACCGAGGTCGGGCGCGAAGACCGAGCCTAAGACCGTGCCTAAGGTGCCGGTGGGCGTGGTGTCGCCCGGATCGCTTTTCGCTTTGACAATGCGCGCGCCCTTGCGGTGCGGCACATCCTCGGTCGCGTCCTCATCGCAGAAGGCGCCCGTATAGCCTTCCTTGTATTTGAATTCAGGCGCTTTCATGGGTATCACAATTTCTCTGGCCGATTGCAACAGCGCGATACGTTTCCATGGTAGTGGAATGAGCCGTATGGAACCATCGCGGCAACAGTGGCAGCGGGTACGTGCACCTGCCGAAGTGCGGATTTTTCGGGTACGCAGTCTTGTCGAAATAGCGGCAGTTTGCGCAGACGCTCATGAGTCGATCGCCTCATTCCACGGATTGACCCCCGGATTAGGCTCCGCGCCATTGTTGCGGATTTTGGCCCATGACCAGGGTTCGGTCGGTGAGACGTGTAGTTCCACGGGGTGGCCTCTTGCGCTGCGGGAAAAGAATCACTTGCCGGACACACTTTACGTTAAGTAAACTAATCCCCTATGTCAAGCGCACCGCATTTCACGCTAGAAGAGTATCGCGCGGCGGTGCAGAAAATGCGCGAAGCGGCACGCTTGACCGCTGTCAATAATCCAAGCCCTGAATTCTCATTCACTGCGGGCATCGTCGGCGGCATGCTGCTGGCGGCGGCGGAGCAAATTGAACGCTTAGCCAAGATAATCGCCGATGATCCACATCAGACCGAGTATTGGCGCTTGTGGTGCAATGTCTATGATGGCCCGATTGCTTGGGGCGAGCGCGATGCATTCGAGCAAATCGAATTTCTCTCGGAGCAATTGAAGCAGGTTCTAGCACGATGACCTATTCGATGATTCCTGGGAGCCGCAATCCCGCCGAGTGGGAGTGGCAAAAACTGCGGTGGCGTGCGGAGAAAATTAGTGCCGCCGGCTCGCCCACGTTACGGGCTTAATTTGACTTAAGTTAACTTTGTTGTACGCTTCGTAAAACAGTGAGGGGGCCGACAATGAAGCTCATTCAAGCGATGAAAAAGCTCAAGGATTTGGCGATCAAAGCCGAAGATTTGCGCAAAAAAGTGGCGCTCTACTGCGCCGACCTATCAATCGAAACCGCGCAATATCCCGACCAGAAGCGGCAGATTGCCGAATGGATTCAGGCGCACGGCGATCTACTCAAGGAAATGCTTAAGCTACGCTTTGCGATTCAGAAAACCAACTTGGCGACCGAGGTCACCATGGAACTGGGTGGCAAGCAGGTTTCGAAGTCGCTCGCCGAGTGGATTCATCGGCGGCGTGACTTGGCCAAGTTCGAAATGGAAATGTGGACCCGCTTGACCGATCGCAATTTGAAAGAGCAGAACGTACAGACCACGCCTGGTGGTGTGGTGACCGAGGTACGGATTCGCCGCTACTTCGATCCGGCCGAGCGCGATGCGAAAGTCGAACTGTATCGCGCCGAACCATCGGTGATCGACGCGACATTAGAGACAGTGAATGCGGTCACCGATTTGCTTGAAGTTTAGGTATGTCCAACACGCAGAGTAAAGTCCGAAGTAACGAAACGCGCGACTCACGGCGATACGGGAGTCAACATCAACGGCACTTGAAATGCCGAGTAGCTCAGTGGTAGAGCACTGCACGTTAATGCAGCGGTCGCCGGTTCGAATCCGGTCTACGCTTGGAAATAAAGTCTCAAGATTCAAGGTTAGGAGACAGAAAGGCTTAATTTTTTGAAGGGCGAGAGGTGGAAGGTTGAAGGGCGCGGCACGGTAACACGTGAAACCCTGATTCTAGAGTTAGATTTTTCGTTTTCTATGGATCTCTACAGGCTTCCCGTCGTGGGTGGGCTCTTTATGATGGAGTTGAAGTTCGATCAAACAACCTAAAGGGGCAACCAAGATGAACATCGATGAAGCGATTAATAAAGCCGCCGATCATATCGAGCGCAATCCGCAGCACTACAGCTTTGGTCAAGGCCAAGTGATACGCGGCCATCGGGCGTGCATGCTGGCGCGCATTGGCGAGATGGCCGGCATGCTGGAGGGGACCGGGCACGATGTGGTCGCACAGCGGTTGTTAGGCATGGGTCCGAATGAATTCTATTCGCAGATTGCGCAGGTAACGCCCTTGGACGGCACTGATCCGGTGCGCAACGTGCGCACCATCCCTAAGGCCATGCGCATGGTAGCCAAGCAGTTCATCGGCATTCCGGTCAATGTGCGCGAGATTTTCGAGCCGCGCATCATCCCGCCGCCGGCTCCCCCCGCTATTCACGTCAATGATCCCGTGATCCCTGACGAAGTCCCGTTTTAAGGAGCATCCCATGCCACTATTTGAAGTTGCGATTATTCAAAAGCCCACCAAGAAAGAGATGGAAGAGGGAACCGCCATCGAAAAATTGGTGTTTGGGCCGGAGCCGGTTATTGCGCGCGATGGGCAATCGGCGGCCATCACCGCGGTGACCGGACCCAAGGCCCCGGTGGGTCTCGATATGACCCGCGCCGAGGTGATCGTCCGCCCTTTTGCCTAGGGCCTTCGGAGGACGCGCAGGCGGCCCGATCGCGGGCCTTCGATCCGAAGGCAGCGGCCAGTCAGGTGTTGCGCGCGGCGGCGATGCCCGGCTTATCGGACGCGATGTCCGATCAATTGGTGATGATAGGCGCGACCGCACTGGGCACCGGTGTGAACTATGCCAGTGCCAAATTGGGCACGCAAAGTTACTCTGCACTGTCATTACCTGGAACCATCCGTAATTGATCGTCATTAGTTTGCGATGATTTTTGACAGCTAGAAAATAACGCCTAGAGTGAGTGGAGACCTTACCGGTCTGGGGCTCACTCTTTGATTAGCGAGACACGTCGACGACTCAAAGAATGGGGCAAGTGGGCCGCCGGTGGTGAGCCCACCTTGTCCTCCATGTTCAAGTCGATTTTCAGCGGTCGCGGCGCGCAGGACTTGCGCGAAATGCCGGACTATATCCAGGAAGTCGACCATATCGTGTGCATCGCGCCGCGCGACATTCGCGCGGTCCTCATCAAATTCTACGGTACCGGTGGCACGGTGCAATCGAAGGCCATCGCGATGGGGCTCGACCGCCGTTCGTTACGCCGTCGCACCGATCGCGCCGACTGGTACGTCCACTCACAACTTGACCAAGCGCCCGCAAAGGCGTATTCAGGCGGGCACAATGACACCGCGTGTCGGACACGCCCGTGTATTGCCCCTCACCCATCAGGAAAACCCTGGAGTCTCTATGCCCGGCAAGAATGAGAATCGTCCATCCGAACATGGTATGAGCCGCGCCAAAGGCTCGCACGGTTCGGAAACCGTGAAGTCGATTGAGCATGTGGGCTCGTCTGGGTCGCATGGCGTGCGCTTCAAAATGCCGAAAGAGGTCGTTGACCACTCGCGGGTGCGTGCGGAGCTTAAGGAATAATGTACAAGAAATCCGAGCACGCGCCACTCAAAGGCATGCACGATCCGGATTCGGCGCTCAGCGGCGCGGCCTTGGTCGCGCGCGTCATGGCGCATAACGAACGCGTGGCGGAGCAGAACAGCCCGAAGCAGGGCGTGCGTTTTGAGTTGGAGGCCAACGACCACGCCAAGACATGCCGTTGATGGCCGCGCAACCGCAAAAATCCTTGAGTGACTTCATCGGGCGCCTCATGGGCGCGGTGAAGCGCAAGCCCAAGCCCTATGCGCAGGTGCGCGAGGCACAGAGGAAAGCGAAAGCATGATTACCCCAACGGTCGGGCGCGTGGTTTGGTATCGGCCGGCTCCGACCGAGACTATCACCGGCAATGATGGCGCGCAGCCGCTGGCTGCAATCATTGCGCATGTTTGGAGTGACACATGTGTGAATCTTGCGGTGATCGATGCCAATGGCGCTATGACCAATCGCACCAGCGTGTTTCTGTATCAGGGTGATGACTACCCGCGGCCTAGCTCGCAATTTGCCGAATGGATGCCGTACCAAAAAGCGGTAGCAGCTGGGGACATTCCTCCAGCCAAACATGCAACATGAAGGCATGTACCAGTTGCAAAGAAACAAAAGACCTTTCCGAATTTTATTGGACGACACGAAGAAATGGTGATCGCGCACGGCATAGCATTTGTTGCGTTTGCCGGCGTGCGCAATTTCGTCTATGGGCTTCTAGTGAACGCGGCAAAGCAGTGAAACGCTCTGGAATTATGCGACGCGAATACGGCATTACGGAGCAATGTTATTCAGAAATGATGGCCCGCCAAGGTGGCGTATGCGCCATCTGCATGTGCACGGAGAGAAAACGTCATCGCACTGGTGGGGCTGTTCGGCTATGTGTGGACCACGACCATGTAACCGGTAACCCTCGGGCGCTATTGTGCAGTTCGTGCAATGTAGGGCTCGGCTCCTTTCAAGATAAGTCGCGATTGCTTGGAGCGGCGGCCGCTTACTTGAATCACTACGAAGCGCTGGAACTCGCCGCAGCGGCGCGCGCCGCAGGGCCGGAAGCCTCCTACGAAACCTGATGCGCGAGTTGAAGTATCGGCGCCTGATGTTGGTCGCCTTTAACAAGCATGCGCGGGAAGAGAACTGCTTTCACGTCGTGGCGGAATTGAATCCTGACGTCCACTGGACGTTTGATTTGATTCAGGCGCAAGTTTTGCGCCCGATGTTCCATACGATTTACAGCAAAATGATTCCTACCATGCCGAGTCTTGGCAATGACGGGCACGGCAATCCGACCGAGAAAGGGATGCAGGCGCTCTGCGAGTGGGAAGAGAAGTATTTCGGTGCGCCCGATCCGCCATGAGTGGTCGCGGTGTTAGGCTCGCGGATAAAGCGCTCAACTTTATCGCTCCCGGCCGGCGCATACGCCCGCTACGCGACCAGATCATCGTCAAACCGGTGCCGCTCTGGCTGTCCGACACCATCAACGCCGATTGGAGCGGTGAAGTCGTGCGTGGAGTCGTCATTGCCGCCGGCCCCGGCTGTTACCCCAACATCCACCGCCGCGGATTCAAAGACGGCAAGCCATACCGCACCGTGCGACAGTCGAGCGTATTCCGGCCCACCGAGGTCCGAATAGGCGACATCGTACAGTTGGGCGGCATGGAAATTGGCGGTTACCTCTGGCCGAAAGTCTGGGCTGAGGGTGAATGGTGCGTCATCTGCCGCGAAGAAGATGTGGCGGTGCTCGAATGCCGATGACCCCGGAACAGAAAAAAATCAACGGCGATCGGTTGCGTGCCTACGCCAAGAAACCCGGCGAGGGCGGTCGGCCGGTGGGCTCGCGCAACCGCTTGCAAGCGGGCTTTATGCACGCGCTCGCCGATGATTTCGCCAAGTACGGCAAGGGCGCCATTGAACACGCGCGGCGCATTGACCCCATGGGCTACGTCAAGACCATCGCGGCGCTGATGCCGAAACAGTTTGAGCAGACCACCCCGTTAGAGGAATTGAGCGATTCCGAACTCATCGGCGCCATTGCCCTTATCCGATCCAAACTTTCTATTGGCGTTGGAGAAGGAATTAGAGAAACGCAAGAGCCGCAATCGGCTGACCGACTACCAGCCTTACCCGAAGCAACTGGAGTTCCACCGCGCCGGTCTCGACTACCGCGAGCGGTTGTTGATGGCGGGCAACCAGCTGGGAAAGACGCTGGCCGCCGGCATGGAAACCGCGATGCACCTGACCGGCCAGTATCCGGAAAAATGGCCGGGCCGACATTGGGGCCGGCCAGTGGTGGGCTGGGCCGCGGGGGTCACGGGCGAATCGACGCGGGATAACCCGCAGCGAATTTTGTTAGGTCGCACCGGCGCGCTCGGTACCGGTGCGATCCCCAAAGATTGCATCATCGATACCAGCGCATCACGGGGGTTGGCCGATGCGGTCGATACCATCCATGTGCGCCATACCTCTGGCGGCGTATCGATCCTGCAATTGAAGTCCTACGAAAAGGGCCGCGAGAAATGGCAGGGCGAAACCCTGGATTTCGTTTGGTTCGATGAGGAGCCAGATGAGGACATCTACACCGAGGGCCTCACGCGCACCAATGCGACCGGCGGCATGACCTTCATTACGTTCACGCCGCTCAAAGGCATCACCGGCGTGGTGCGGCGTTTCATCATCGATCATTCGCCCGGCACGCACTACGTGCAGATGACGATTGACGATGCCGCGCATTATACCGCTGAGCAGCGTGATGCGATTATCTCAAGCTACAAATCGCACGAACGCGATGCACGAATTCGAGGTATCCCGCAATTAGGATCAGGGCGCGTGTTTCCCGTCAATCAAGATGATCTCACGGTGGACGCGTTTCCGATTCCGGAACACTGGCCGCAGATCGGCGGCTTAGACTTTGGTTGGGATCACCCTTCCGCGGCGGCGCGCCTCGCCTGGGATCGCGACAACGATATTCTCTATGTCACCGCGGTGCACCGCGCGCGCGAGCAAACGCCGGTGATGTTCTCCGCGTCCGTCAAGCCATGGGGCGCCTGGTTGCCGTGGGCCTGGCCGCACGACGGGTTGCAGCACGATAAGGGCTCCGGTGAGCAGCTGGCGGCGCAGTACCGCGCGCAAGGGCTGAACCTCATCAAGGTACGCGCGACCTTCGAGAACGGCACCAATGGCCTAGAGGCCGGTGTCGCCGAGATGCTCGACCGCATGCAGACCGGGCGTTTGCAAGTGTTTGCGCATCTCGCGGATTGGTTTGAGGAATTCAATCTGTACCATCGCAAAGAGGGCCTCATCGTGACGCTGAACGATGACCTCATGTCGGCGACCCGTTACGCCATGATGATGCGGCGGTTTGCCTGCGTGCACGCTAAGAAAGTCGCGGCGCTCTTGTTCGAACAGAAATTCCCTTCATCGGGCCGCAACGACGGCCTAGGGTGGATGCAATGACCCCGAATGAAATCCGTTACCGCGAAGCGCTTCGGCATGTCGCGGTGCAGATTAATCCGCGCTACGAAACATCTGAGCTAATCATTCATCGCTTGCCCGCTATTCTCGAATTCATCGAGGACATATTGGAGGGCGGCAAGCGCCCCGGCTTCGATGACTTCATCCGTGAGAAACTAGACGCTAGTGCCTAGCATCCCGCGTGCGCAGGATAAATCAGCAGTCACGGATCAAGAAATTATAGCGGAGTGCGCGGCACGGTTGCGACTCTGTGCCGATGCGGAGACTGAAAACCGCAGCAACGGCATGATGGCGATGGAATTTCGCGACGGCAATCAGTGGCCGGATGACCTGTACAACCAGCGCAAGATTGATAAGCGGCCCTCACTCACCATCAATCATACCAATACCTTCGTACGCCGCGTGGTCAACAACATGCGCCAGCAACGGCCGCGCATCAAAGTGCACCCGGTGGGCGATGGCGCCGATGTCAGCAAAGCCAATGTCATCGGTGGATTGATTCGGCACATTGAGAATCTCTCGCAAGCATCGATTGCCTACGACACCGGCGGGGAATCGGCGGTCACCATCGGCTGGGGTTATTGGCGGGTGGCATCGGATTTTCTGGCGCCCGACAGTTTCGACCAGGAACTGAAAATTGTGCCGATTCGCAACCCGTTCACGGTCTATATGGACCCGTCCTCGGTGATGCCAGCCGGTGAGGATGCCGACTGGGTGATTCTGTCGCACAAAATGAAGCGCGTGGATTATGAGCGCGAATTCCCCGATGCGGACAAGGTGAGCTACCAGGTGGTGGGCTCGGGCGATGAATTGTCCGACTGGGAGAGCAAAGACGATATTCGTCTCGCCGAATACTATCGGGTGCGCAAAACTCAGGACACGCTATATCGCATGACCAACGGCATGGCGCTGTTCAAAGATCAGATCGAGGAATTGTCCGAGGAATTGGCCGCCGCGCAGGTCACCATTGCGACCAACGGCCAGGGCAAGCAAGTGTCGCGCCCCTCGACGCGGCGCTTAGTCGAGTGGTACCAATTGAACGGGTTGGCCATTGTCGATCGGCGCTCGAAAGATGATGACCCGTTGCCGGATGAGTGGATACCGGTGATCCGCTGCGAGGGCAACGTACTCGATTTGAATGGCCGGGTGCGCCGCAAGGGCATGGTCGCGGATTTGATGGACCCGGCGCGCATGTACAATTACTGGCGCACGATGGAAACGGAACTCCTAGCGCTCGCGCCCAAGGCGCCGTTCATCGTGGCCGCCGGTCAGTTAGATGGTCATCCGGAATGGAAAGATGCTAACCAAAAGCCTTATTCTGCATTGGTCTATGAGCCGGCGTTTGTTGAGCAGCCTGATGGCTCCAAACAAGTTTTGCCGCCGCCACAGCGTATGCAGCCCATACCAGTACCGGCGGGCGCAGTGCAGGCCGCGCAAGGGGCGCAGCAGGATCTCATGGCGGTGGCGGGTATGCCGCACGAGCCGTCCGCGGACGTGCCTGGTGCGGCTATCTCCGGCGTTGCGTTACAACGGCGTCAAGCTTTGTCGGATATCGGTCACTTCCAGTATTACGATAACCAGACGCGCGCGATAGCCCATACCGGGCGGATTCTGCTGCAACTGATCCCGTTCTACTACGACACCGAGCGTATGCAGCGCATCATCGGTGAGGACGGCGTGCCCTCGATGCAGGCCATCAATCAGCCGCAAGCCGGGCCGCCCACCGGCGATGGCACCGCGGTGATGCAGGTTAAGAATGACCTTACCATCGGCCGTTACGATGTGGTGATGGACACCGGCCCCGGCTACGAGACCAAGCGCCTCGAAGGCGCGGAGAGCATGTTGGAACTCCTAAAAACGCCACTCGCCGAGCCCATCGTCAAGGTGGGTTCGGATGTCATCGTGCGCGGCATGGATTTCAACGGCGCCTCGGATTTGGCCGATCGGCTGATGCCGACGAATCCGCAGAGCATGGATAAATTGATCCAAAGCTTGCCGAAAGAGGCGCAAGGCGTGGTTCAAGCGTTGCAACAGCAGATGGGCCAGCAGTCGCAACTGATCCAGCACTTGCAACTGGAAATCAAGTACAAGACCGATATTGAAAAAGGTTGGATGGGTGTGGAGCGCGACAAGTTGCAACTCAAGCAAAAAGAGTCGCACGAATCGAATCTCACCAAGAAAGAAGACACGCACGTGCGGGCGGTCACCGCGCGCGATGTCGCCGAGATTCAGGCCGGCGCGCAGTTGCTCAATACGCACGCCGAAGCCGCTCATGAAAGTGTGGCGCGGCGCGAAACGCTGGCCGCCGCCGAGAAAGCCGAACGATCTAACGGCGCCGCTTAAGTCGGCGAATCAATTTTCCCCCAAGCAATGCGCTTCACTGCGCAGAGAGTTCTATGGCCAAAGTCGTCACCTCCCAAGGTATTCAGGATTTCGTGCAGGCGGGCAAATTTGAGCAGATCAAAAATGATCCGCCCAAAAAGAAGCAGACAGAGGCACCGCCGCTGGAGGTCAAAGACAAGCCCGTGGTCGCCGATGTCAGCGATGATAAGAAAGACGACAAAGAACCGAAAAAGCCGGCGCATGACGCACCGGATGAAGACTTGGATGACGATGACGACACGCGCGCCGATATGGACAAGGATGAAAAGCTGCGCGATCGCATTGCGCGCAAGAATGCCACCATCAATCGTAAGCATCGCGAAATGCGCGAGGCGCGTGAAGCGGCGGATGAAGCCGAGCGCTTTGCCGAGAATCAGTATCAACGGGCTACGCGTGCCGAAGCGCGAGCCGAGGCGCAGGAGCGCGAGTTAGCGGAGTGGCGGGCGAAAGCCGCGCCGCTAGAGAAGAAAGAGGAAAAGACGAAACCTGACCCGAAGGCGTTCTACGACGACAAAGGTCAATTCAAGGCGTTTGAATACGCAGAGGAACTAGCCGCTTATTCAGCCAATAAAGCGGTTGCCGATGATCGGGCCACGCAGGCCGAGGATAAACGCAAAGCAGAGCACGCCGCGGCCGAAACCCAAGCACGGGAACGGGTGGCGGAAACGTCGAAGAAGTATCCGGATTTTGCCGAAGTGATGCAGGCGTGTGACTTGCAAACGCATAACGCGGTGCTGCAATACCTCTCCGCCAGCGAACACATCGGCGAGGTGAGTTACTACCTCGCAAAACATCCGGACTTCGTCGAGCGCATCAACAAATTGAATCCGCTCAAAGCGATTGCGGAAATCGGCAAACTCGAATTGACCTTTGAAAAACCGCCAGCAAAAGCAGACGAGAAATCGGATGCAACGCCTGCGGTGAAAACCTCTGGAGCGCCAGCGCCCATCAAGCCCTTGTCATCCGCGACGACCGTGAACACCAACACGGACCCTGCGAAGATGAGCTACAAGGAATTGCGCGCGTATGAACGGTCGCGGAACCGTCGGCGCTCCTAAAACAACTTTTAGGAGAACGTCCCCGTGGCAAACAATTTGCTCACGATGAGCTATATCACTAACGAAGCTCTCGTGGTTTTGGAAAATGAGTTAGTCATTGCGAATCGAGTGGAGCGTCAGTACTCCAACGAATTTGCGCAGACCGGCGCGAAAGTCGGTAACACCGTGAGCATCCGCAGGCCGCCCCGTTACAAGGGCACCTACGGGCCGCCGCTCAACGTGGAGGACAGCAACGAGACCTATGTTCAGATTCCGCTGAACTATCAGTTCCACGTTGACGTGCAGTTCACCACGCAGGATTTGGCCTTGAGCATGGACATGTTCAAGCAGCGCATTTTGCGGCCGCAGATTGCGGCGGTGGCGAATCGCGTCGATTCCGATACGGCGCAGTTCGCGTATCTGAATACCGCGGCTTCGTTGGGCACGCCAGGCACCAGCCCGAACAGCCTGAAGCTCTTCACTGATGCGCGCGCCATTCTGGCGGCTGAAGCCTGTCCGCGACAGGGTGAGAAGAACGTGGTGCTCGATCCGATCAGCATGTCCTCGATGGTGGCAACGGTTCAGGGCTTATTCAATCCGCAGGCGCGTATCAGCGAATTCATCGATGCGGGCATGATCGCCCGCGAATTCGCCGGCCTCGACTGGTGGGAAGATCAGAACATTCCGGTATTCACCGCAGGCGCTCAGGGCGGCACACCGATCCTCACCACGCCGATCGCGGGCACCGCATTCCAGACCACCGGATGGTCGCAGCAAGGTACCGTCTCGACGCAAGGCTGGAGCAACAGCACCGGCGTGATTACGGTCGGTGACGTGATCCAGTTCGCAGGCTGCTTTCCGGTCAATCCGCAAAACCGCCTGCAGTACGGGAAGACCACGCGGCAGTTTGTGGTGCTACCACCGGGCGGCTTTGTGACCCCGGCGAACGGCGCGGCGGCACCGGGCCTCACCTACGGGGCGGCGACCTTGGCGGCCGGCACCTTCAACCCGGCGACCGGCGTCTACACCTCAAGCGGTACCGGCACCCTGACATTGACCATTGGCGATGCGGTCATCAGCGGCGGGCAGTTCCAGAACGTTACCGCTGCGCCGGCCTCCGCTGCGACGATCACGGTCAATGGCGGCGCCGCACAGGCGAACCTGGTGAGCCCGCAATCCTTAGCGTTCCACAAGTACGCCTATGCGCTGGCCTTCGCGGACTTGCCGCTCCCGCGCGGCGTGGAATTCGCAGCGCGTGCCTATGACGATGAGGATGTGGGTATGTCGATTCGCTGCGTCACGCAATACACCATCAACAACGACAGCGAGCCCACGCGCGCCGATGTGTTGTATGGCCCCGCGAGCTTGTATCGCACGCTTGGCATCCGGGTTGCCGGCTAATTAGGAGCATAGAACCATGGCTAATCTAGGACCCGCAACGACCGTCACCGCTTCCACGGTGGCGACTCTGACCCCGGTCAATACCCTCACCAACCCCGGCCCGCAGGGCCTTAACTCTCTGCGGCTTTTGGCCTCGGCGCGCGCGGTCAGCTTGGCGGCCACCGGCGATGCGGCGGTGATGCCGGTCATCAACGCGGCAAGCTACGTGCCTACCGTGGTACTCACCACCAACTCAACCGGCGGCACCGTCGCCGGTGTGTCGTTGGGTGTGTTCACCGCGGCGGCGGCGGGCGGTACCGCGGTTCGTGCGAATGGCGCGCTCACCGGTCAGACCACATCCACGTTCGCGTTTGTGCAAACCGCGAGTTCCGCGGCCACCTTGAGCACCGCACAGAACCTATTCGTGAACGTCGGCACCGCAGTAGCGGGCACCACCACGGATATTTTTGTGTACGGCTACGACGTTTCGTAAATCCCCCCCTGACGAAGGTCTCATCAGCCTTTGTCTACTTCGGGCTCCGCTTATGGGAGCCCGTCTTTTTTTAGGAGTATTCATTCCTATGACGACAGTTATTCCAGGGGGTTCCCCTTCCGTCGTATTCAATAGAGACGGTGTGCGAATCACTTCTTTAACAGCGACGGTATCGTCACTGCCACCCGCAGCGATTGTTCGACATTCCGCAACTACGGTTGCTTTGGTCTCTGCCATCAATACGGACGATCACGTGATTTTGCCGGCGGATGCAGAACTCGGTGACACAGTGGAAGTGTATTTCAGCGGAAGTTTCGCATCCGTGGTCCCGGATTCCGGCTCGCAGATCAATGGGAATGGAACAGATATTGCTGTTCATGTGCTTTCTGCAATTTTCAGAAAGGTGTCAGCTACACAGTGGTATGGACCATCAGTTGCCTAGGAGAATTTCATGCTGAATGATATTTGTCGCGGGAATGTACAAGGAACATTCCTTCTTAACGTCACATTTTCAGGTGCGTCAGTGGCCGCTAATACGACCGCACAACAAACCATCACGGTCCCTGGAATACTTGTGGGCGATCAAATTTCCGAAATTGGCAAAGCAACCTTCCAAGCGGGTCTTATTATCGTGGTTGGCTCGGTGACCGTTGCGAACGCTGTTTCCATTACGTTCGGAAATCTAACGGCCTCTCCCATCGTGCCCACCGCGGGCGATACCTATACGCTAGAGGTCAATCGGCCTTCGTTGCCAAATCCACAGCCCTCAGTAATTCAGTGATATATGGCTGACTACATCGGCACGCAGGGGCAATCAGGATTTCCCCGACAGAATCGATATCCCACCACCAACACGATTTGGGGTAACTCGCGGGTACAACAGGACCCAACCTCGCTCTTTTTCGATTCCTTCGATGCGTCCATTGATACCGCCAACAAATGGGCCATCAGCAACGGCGGCGGTGGTGTGTTGCCGGCCTATACGGTGGCGAGCGCCACTTTAAGCAGCGGTACCACATTGAATGGCTTCTCAGTGATGAAGACCATTCCGACGTTTCCGCCGCGCCAGCCCTCGCTGCTGATCTTCGAAACCGCGATCAACATTGAATTTCCGGTACTCGCCACCGGCTATCGTTTTTGGGGCTTTGGCAACGCGCCGACGACACCCACGATTGCCGCGCCGGTCACCGATGGGGTGGGCTTCGAGGTCTCGACCACCGGGCAAATGTATTGCGTGAGTTGGGCCGCGGGCACACGCAATGTCATCGCGGATTTATCCCCCTCCACCGGCAACGGCGCGCAGCCGCAAAACGGCGGTGTGCACGGATACTTCGTGTATTTTCGCGCGAATCAGTGCTTTTTCGCGATCGACCAGCCCGATAACGTCGTGGCGCTGTTCCCCAACGGCGCGCCTGGGCCGAATGTCAACACGCTGCCCATGACGTATGTGGCGGTGTCGAATGGCAGCACCGCGGTGACGCTGGTAGTCAATGGCGTGTCGATGGGCGATTACGGCCGCAACAACATTTCGATTTCCGATGGAACATTTGCATTTCGCCAGATGACAGTGGGTGTCAATGGGGGCCTTGCGAATTCCCCGCTCGATGGGTCGAAGGCGACCTATAGCGCATCGGTGACCGGGTTGGTTGGGCTCGCGGGCGATATCTTTATTCTCAATGGCAGCACGACGAAAACCATTCGCGTGACGCATGTCGAATTCAGCGGCATCGCGACCGCTGCTGCTGACATGGATGTCTCGCTCATCAAGCGCAGTACCGCCGATACCGCAGGCACCGCGGCCGCCGCGACGCCGCACGATTCAGCCAGTGCCGCCGCGAGCGCCGTTGCTCAATCGTACACCGCCGCACCAACCCCCGGCACGACGGTGGGGACCGCTGTGCGTGTCGCCAAAGTTGAAATTGCGACCGCCGCCGCGCAAGCACAATTCATCGTATGGGACTTCGGTAATCGTCCCAGTCAAGCGGTGGTGCTGCGTGGGGTGGCACAGGGTCTTGCGATGAACGTGAGCGCCACGCAACTTGGCGCGCTCTACGACATTAGCTACGAATGGACCGAGGAATAAATGGCGAGCACCGCGCTCGATATCATCACCGGCGCGCTATTAAATCTGAACAGCTATTCGCCGGGTGAAACGCTGGCCAATAGCGACGCACAAAGCGCGCTCGCGGTGCTCAATGATTTGCTCGACTCGCTCTCGGTCGATCAGTGCTTTGTCTACACGCAGACCGAGACCGTCTACAGTTGGATCGCGGGCCAGTATCAGTACAGTGTCGGCAATCCGGTGGGCGGTACCTTCGTGGGCTATACGGTGGTCGGTAGCCCGATCATCACCGGGGTCACGGTGCCGGCGAATATTGTCGCCAATGGCGATCTGACTGACCTCAATGTGGCAATTCCCGCAGGCGCCACTATCCTCGCGTTTTCCGGCAACACCAATGCCACGGGCATTACCTTTACCGTGCCGCCGGTGGGTTCGGCCGGCACACTGACCGCGATCTGGCCCGCCGCCAGCGGCCGCTATCTCATCACCTTCAGCGATGGGGAAACGCGCACCGGCATTTTCACATTGAATAGTACCGCGGTGAACTGGTTCACCGCATTGACCGGCACGCCCACCGTGGTCGCCTCGGTGAACATCAACACCATCACCATGTCGGCCAATGCGTTAGCCACACAAATCACTGCGGATACCTTCACCTACACCGTGCCCGGTGATATCAAGATGGGCCGCCCATTGCGCTTCCGCGATGGCTTCACCCGGTCGAGCACCGGCGGCATATCCAACCTCGACTACTCGTTCTCAATGATTTCCTTTGATCGCTACAAAGAGGAACTGTTGAAGAACGTGCAAGGGCCGTGGCCCTATGTCGCGGCGTATCAGCCGACCTTCCCCTATGGCACGCTCTATGTGTACCCCGCGCCCGGCACCAACTATAGCGCGCACTTGTTCACCGATCTGCTGCTCTCGAATTTCGCACAGACCACCGCGCCGTATGCGTTGCCACAGGGCTACACGCGGGCGCTGAAGAAGTTGCTGGCGTTGGAACTCGCGCCGAACTACGGCAAGACACCGAGCCCGTTGCTCATGACCCAAGCGAAAGAAGCGAAAGAACTCATCAAGGCGGTGAATGATACGCCGGTGGTGACCTTGCGCTTCGATTCGGCGATTGCGCGCGCGCAGACCCAAGACGCGGGCTGGATTATTCGCGCCGGATTTTTGTAAGTGTTCAGGGGCGGCGATTTCGGGTTTGTCGGGGATGCGTATCAAGCGCCGATGGTACTGCAGGATGCGCAAGATGCGATTAATTTCTACCTCGAAAGATCGCCAAAAGAAGACTCTAAGATGCCGAACGCGTTGCTAGGCGCGCCCGGTTTGAACCCGGTGACCTCGACGCAAACTGGCCAAGTGCGCGGCGCCTGGGTTCTGCCCGGCAATATGCAAGCGTTGGTGGTCACCGGTAACGGGTTGTACTTGGTCACCATCACGGTGCCAGCGACTCAGACCTCGCCGCCACAGTACGCCGCTGCGATGGTCGGAACCTTGCTCACCAATTCAGGCCCGGTGGTGATGCGTGATAACGGCGTGTTGCAGAATGGCTTCGGCGGCTATTGCCTGATTGTTGACGGCACCTACGGCTATTACTACTTGCTGTCGGGCACGCCGTACGTCAACACCTTCGGCGCGAGTTTGAGCCTGGCGAGCAATCTGATTACCTTGCCGGGCGTGTTGCCGCCGGGTCTGATTGTGGCGAGTACCCCGACCTTGTCGGATACCAGCGGCGTGATTCCGGCCGGCAC